ACTAGTCTTGACTTGTTTAGCATAACTGTCCAATCCGAAAGCAGCAGCAGCGAATGTAAAGGTGGGCCAGACAAGAACCTTGACCATTTCCGTGTCACCTTGGTAGACTACCCAACACAGACCTGCTAGCAGAACTACAGCCAACTCTCTCTTGAAGGTCTTACCGGGTTTTGTCATTTCTTTCAATAGCCTCTCGGATAGCCTTCAGGTTCTCATCAATTCTGGCAAGCATGATGGCTTGGTCCTGAACCACTGTCTCTAAAGTCTCCACTCGTGTCTCGTTGCGGATCATACGCTCCTTGTTGGCGTCTACGTCGTTCCGTAGGGTGGCTACAAACCAAATAAGGGCGACGGTCTGTGCTATAATAGCAAGGATGAAGGTCACGGGGACACTCTTACTTAGGTGCCACTGGTTGTCGTTAGTCATTTCGGGTAAGCCCCCCAGCTAAGCTCGTGGTGGGGGCCATCTGGAAAGTTTTCCCAATAAGCACCAGATGTAAGCTCTACACCCAATTCCTCAGCAGCAGTCTGCATAGCCTCTACAATGGGCCAAAAGTATTCCCAGTCCCAAGATAGGGGGTAAGGTGCTAGGTCAACAGCGTGGCCTGTGAGGTGCCTTGAGTTCATTGTAGTGGATTTGCCTTGGGCTACCAACTTACGCTGACGGTCAATGTTACGAACACCTTCCAAGACTGAAAAATCCTGTTCGGTAATCTCAATAGCCCGCTTGACTACATCCACCAAGTCAGGGTGAACACCCGAAAGGTTTTGCATACTACGTTGTGAAAGTTTGTAGTTACTCATTGGTTGCTCCTTAAATACCCCAAACCTCAACAGTCCCAGAGTCAAAGTTCCCGTTGCCCGTTATAGAAATACTTGTGCTGGAAGTAGTAAGTCCAATTCCAGTGATAGCTCCGTAGGACTCAATATCCTGCCCATGTGCAAGCATGAGGTCTGTTCCGAGATAAAATGTGGCGATAAAACTCCCGTCATAGGGATTACTTCCTTCTACTCCACTAACTACCACACCCTCAATTCTCATATCTGCGGATGAGCCGGTGCCGGAAAAGTTCGCGTTGAACAAAAGCTGCTTGTATCCCGTCAGGTCCAGCCCAGTCAGCGACCCGCCGCTTGAGGAAAGCGTGATTGTTCCGAGGAGTGTGTTTGACGGAACCGCATCAATGTTATTAATCTCAGTGTCCACATATGCCTTGACACTCTGTTGGGATGGAACAGCAGTGGCGCTATCCGAAGACATATCATCTTCATCAAGGAAAGCAGTTATCTGAGTAGAACCCACATAAGGCTTGAACTCGTTGTTACTTTGGTCGAGATACCCTACGTTAATCCAAGCATCATCAGCTTCGGACCTGACCTTGAGAATATCGTTCGAGGTATCATACCACCATTGGTTGGCATAAGTGACAGAAGGTTCTGTTAGGCCAGAGTTGTTTGTAGCGATAGCCTGCAGGGCATCATTAAGATCAGACCTGAAGTTAGGTGCTGTCTGGTTGGCAATATCATAATCGTGTTGAGACATATCTTGCGATTCCTTTAGTTATATTGGACCCTGGCCGTGAGGCCGGAAATAGCTGGGCCAACACTGTCAGAGGTAGACTTGAGGACTACACGGAACCTGAAGGCTCGGCCTGAGAAGTCACCAGCCCTAAACTCTTTGTAAGAGGACCATGTGGGGGTTCCGGCAGGGTCATCGTCCGTAGTGCTGATGTAGGTAACCACATTGGTATCAGCGAACTGTGCTGCCCCTGTGAAGCTGTCGAAAAGGCCCGGAAGGTCATCAAAGTTACCCGGAAGGTCATCCCAAAGACCAGCAGAAGAATCGTCCCTTCTGACGTTCACATCTACCCTTGCATGGACCTTACGAACTGACCCAGTGTCGATGTAGTCACTGAAGTCGTATGTCGCCTCAGATGGCGCTGTGGAGGTATCTGTGATAACCAGTTCATTAGAGACTACACTACAATCCGTCTTAGTCCCACTAAAGGTTGTTTCTTCAGTCTGTGTCAGATTGTTGGTAAAATCCTCAAGATTGGCCTCAGGGACTACAATAGAGGTATAGTTCTCGGACCCGGTACCAGACTTGTCGATAGCCTTGATGTGGTAGGTGCCCGGTCTTGCAGAGACAGAGATACTGTTGGCAGGACGTGGAACTTTATCTACAGCCGTGGTAGCATTAGCGTATGTCGCACCAGTTTCTTCAAGAGAGTGCCTGATACGGTAGTAGCTAAGGTCAAGGTCAGGCACAGGCTCCCACTGTAGAAAAACAGCCCCACCATTCAACTCGGCATTAAGGCCAGATACATCCTGCGGAGGATCACTTTGGCCAGAGATTGGAACACTCAGCCTGGTATTGTAGTCACCCTTTACACCGAATGTATTGATAGACCTTGCCCTAAAGTCGTAGTCACCGTCCTCAATATCCTGTAGAATGAACTTACCCAGTTCACCAAAGCCAACAGTAATCCAGTCAGATTCGTTAGAGGGTTTATATTCTACTTCAACTTGGTCGATAGCTTCAGCATTACCAGAAGTGGGTATGATAGTTACCTTGTTGACCAATTTCTCTTTGAAGATAGCAAGCCTACTACTGATACTCAGACCAACATTGGGAACCTCAAACGGGCTTAGGAGGTTAGTATTATCCCTTTCATAGACAATACCATCGTCAACCTCATCGAACACGCTCTCGCTAATCTCACGAAGGCTCATCTGAACCTGTAGATCAAGACCATCCGTAAGACCAAAGGTCCAAGAGACTACCTCAAACTCTTTTTGTGTCCAACCAAATCGGTCAACACTGAGGTTAACTACATCCCCAACCTGAACCTGAAAAGCCCTGAGACCGAAGGAAGCCGAAACCGTAAGTTGTTGCCTATTACGTTCCAAGGCAATACGGGCAATCCTACGAGCCTCTGTGGAACTATCAGTGAACGGAAGGTCAATATCAGCGACAGACTCTTGACCATTATCAGCACTAAGGAAAGCACTGTTGGTAACTTCAGGGTAGTCTGTAGTCTGCCAGTTGGTTTCCTCACCACGGAAGGTGCCACGAACAGTGTTGAAGTTGTCCCTGCGGGAATGCCTGGTCTTGACAGCAATACTGCTACGAAGATCATCCTCAGTAAACGTGATAGCAGGGGCTACCCAATAGGCAGGCTTCATACGCCACTTACCTTGGGCATACCACACAAGGCCACCCATCGAGGTAATTAGGTTGTTGATGGTGTCGTATGGCGTCTGTGCAGTCGTGAAAGCCCCATTGCAGGTATATCGGGTGTCCCCGGCTACAGTATCCGTTTCATCACAGACATTGGCAGCAGAAGAAACAAGGGCATCATCTATATTTGACGAATCCTCGTTTAGTCCATACCCGTTGGTTAGATAGTCTCTTAGGCAAAGGGCAGGGTTGTCAGACCAAGCGGTAGTATCCGACCGGGGGTCATACAGCTTCTTACCCTTGATGGTAGCAGTAACCGTGGGAACACCATTCGGAAACTTGTCGGCGTCGAACTTGAACCTACAATACAGGTAAGCAATACCCCTGAGCCTGTGGTTTGTAGTCCAATCATCAACCTCATTCACAAGGTCACTGTCAGCAGCCTGATTATCGGTACCAAGATGCTTGTTGATACGGATGAAGCCATCATACCTATCACTAGTAGTGCCCCCATCATACGGGTCTTTAGGGTCAGCATCACCGTCAGGTAGAGTGACTTCCTTGACATTATAGCTGTCGCCACCAAGAGACTCAAGGTTAGTGACCTTAGCATCATTGATGTAGATTTCATCGAAGGATTCGACTTCATGCCCAGAAAAAGCCAAGACCCTGTGTAGGAACTTGTTGTTAGAGCCAGTGGTTCCATCGAAGACGATAGCTGCACCAACCTTAGCCTTACCATAGATAATCTGGTGGTCTAGGGCACTACCACGAGAGTTGACACTATAGCCCCTATTAGCACCCGGCTGTTTGGGCTTAGGGCTTAGTGCATTAAGTGCTAGACCAATGGCAGCACGGACCAAGAATCCGGTAAATAGGCCAGACAAAGCTGCCCCAGAAACAATCGCTGGGACGTAGGTAGCAGCGGCAGCACTGACGATGGCTGTAGTAATGCCCATTTATTGACCTATATACTTGGAGTAGATACGCTCAATCTTGTTGAACTTAAGGAAGTCTAGCATCTTGTCGAAAGGTTGGTGGACCTTGGTATTGATAGTCAGGACAGATACACCATCTTCCTTGAGGCACTTCTCGGCAAACTTGACCAGCTTGATGCCAGTAAAGCCCTTACGATACTCTTTGGCCAAGAACAGAATATCATTGTTAGCAAACAGGTGGTCCTTGTAATGGATATGCCTACCAACAATAACTACAAAATAACCCACGAGATTACCTTCATCATCTCTGGCTGTGAATATCTTGAGTTTACCATCACGCTCAAGGGTATTGTAAGCACCCCAATCAGGGTTCAGCTTAATCTTATCTTGGTTGAGGGCAATTTCTGACCAGTGCTTTTCAAGGAGGGGCTTAATATCTTTCTGGACGGTATCAAGAAACTCTTGCTTATACTGCATCAGTTATCTACCTTTCTGCCCCAAACCACTTCTTTATCTTGTAGTGATTCTACGAAATCAAGCCCCTTGT